GCGCTGGTTGAACGCGAATGGGTTGACCACTTTCCGGCCGTGTTGGGGGCCGGGGCGGACTTCATCGAGCGGGCTACGCGGCAGGGCAGTCCGAAAGACCCGGCGATGGTACACGCCGTGGCCGGGGCGATGAAGCTGCTGGCCGAGATCATGTTTGTGAGGCAGATGCTCGACGCGAGATTCAAAGATGAGCGACATGCTGGCGACGCTGGAACGGATCGACCGCAGATTGCAGCGGTGGCCGTTGCCGCGATACTCCTGGCAATCTACACCATGCCGCGTATGCTCGGCGCGGCCGTCAATTTCAATTCAGGCCCCGGCGTGGATATTCAGGCCCAGGACGCCACGGCCAGAGCGCGGGCCACCAATGCCCAATCCAACACCGCCGGCCGGCTGCTCAGTAGCGGCCGGGGAACCGGCGACGAGGTGAGCGACGACTTTACCGTGCCGCGCGGCTGTACCCGGCAGGCGATCACCTACGACGCCGAACAGACCGACCGCGATGACGGCTGGGTTAACTTTCGCGTGCCCTACGTAGACGGCCGCGGCGGCGAATCGCTAGGCCCGGCCGATGTCGCCACGGCCCCAACCGGCTCCGGGCTGTGGACGCTGACTCCGGGAACCTACGCCATCGAGGTCGAGAGCTGGCATACCCGCTGGTCATATAGCCTGAAATGCCGTTAACCCGCGCCCCTTCCCTCTGTAGCCCATCCGTGCTATACTAGCGTTGCTCTCCTCAATGGGGCGGGCTTGAAACGGTCGCCCGGCCGCCTACCGCCCTGAGTCTCGACATTCCTTCGTTTAGAAACGACTACCCGCCCGGTAGTCGTTTCGCTTTTAGACCACCACGCTATTAGCCAAAATAGACAGGGTGTTCTAGAATATGGGTGTAAACGTTTCATTTTGAAACATTCAAGGGAAGGAAGGGAGGATAGCTCGGTATAGTCGCCTTGCCCGTGTCGTTAGACAGACCTGCCCGCCGCTGGAAGTTGCGCAATCCGCGCAATGACGACGGTGCGCCGCTAACGGCCGATGAGCGGCGAATCTGCCCGGATACAGACCTGTACGTTCTGATCGCCGCTGTCGTGGGACAGGCGCTTGATGACCTGAGCGCGGGGTGGGTGGACAGCTCTCAGGATGACGGCACGGCCAACGAGCGTTATTGGCGGGCGCAATCGTATTTATGGTTCTTTCACGGCACGCCGACCGGCTTCGAGCGATTCACCCGGCGTCTGGGCATCAACGCGGCCGGCCGATTGCCCGCTCATCCGCTATTGGACGACCCCGCGCAACTGGCAGCCCGTCGGCGCGATCTAGCCGCCCTGGGGCTGCCGCTCGATTTATTCGACCGCCGCATCGCTGAATTGGAGGCGCAATGATACACTCCCCGGCGGAGGTTTCCGATGGGTACAATTGGCTGGCCCGAACTCATAGCCGCCGCGCCGTTCGTGTGTCTCGGCGCGGCCGTGCTGGTAGCTGCTCTCCTGTTCCTGTTGTTGCGCCGCCGTCGTTAGAGACGACCGCGGCCCCGCTCTCCCGGCCCGCCTCGGTGGGCTTTTGGCGTTGGCCGCGCCAAGTGGAATTCAGGCGGGCGCGGTTGGTAGAATGGACGCCATGAAACGCCGCCGCTATGATGACGAATTTCGCGCCTCGGCCGTGCTCATGCTGGAGGCGGCGGGCTATCCCGACAGGGAAGGGGCGCTATCGCACGTCTCAAAGCATCTGGGGGTTTCGCGGTCAACGTTGCGCGGCTGGATAGATGGAACGCTCAACCCCCCACCGGCGGACATCCGCCACAAAAAAGGACTTGACCTTGTAGCCGCGATTCAAGAAGAGCTTACCGCGATATTCCCGGCCATGAGGGAGCGGCGCGAAGATGCAACCTACCGCGAACTGACGACGGCCGCGGGCATCCTGATCGACAAGCTCCAGCTTCTGACCGGAAAACCCACATGGCGCGGCGAAATCATCGACCTGCTGAAATCCGGGGCTATCACGCCGGATGACGTGGAAAAAGAACTAGGCAATGAGCTTGCTAGAGAATTATTTGAGTCCGTCGGCGCTAATCGAGTTTAAGGCCGCCCGCCTCATCGCTCGCGCCCGGCAGCAAGGTACGTCCGCGCCCGCTGACTGGCGCGAGCGTCTGCCGCTGCTTTTTGCGTCCTATCTCTGGCATGACTTCTCACCGCCGCACGTGGCGCTATGGGAGTGGGCCACGGCTATCCAGGCCGGGCAACCGGCACGGCCGTTCGTGGCATTGTGGCCCCGCGGTCGGGGTAAGTCTACTCACGCCGAGATGATATCCGCCGACCTGGGTGCGCGGGGCACACGGCGCTATTGCCTGTACGTTTGCGAGACGCAAGACCAGGCCGACAAGCACGTCGGCACCATCCAGCATATGCTCGAGAGCGCGCCATTCGGCCGCCACTTCCCCCAGGTCGGCGCGCCCCGATTCGGCAAGCACGGCTCGCGCACCTGGCGGCGCGGGGTGATGTCGGCGGCCAACGGCTACACGGTGGAGGCTATCGGCCTCGACAAGGCCATCCGCGGCCAGAAGATAGATTGGGCGCGGCCCGATCTGATTATCCTCGATGACGTGGACGCCCGGCACGACAGCGAGGCGGCCGTCAAGCGCAAAGAGGACACCGTTACCACGTCGATATTACCCTCGGCCGCCGACCATGCCGCGGTGCTGTTCGTGCAAAACGTCATTCATGAGGGGTCAATCGCCCATCGACTATCCAAGCCCAGCGGGCAACCGGGCGCGGCCGACTATCTATCACTGCGTGTTATCTCCGGCCCATTCCCGGCCGTCGAGGGCCTGGCCTACGCGCCGGAAGCGCAAGCCGACGGCTCGACCCGATGGCGCATCACGGCGGGCGCGTCGTTGTGGGCCGGGTATGACCTGGCGCTGTGCGAAGAAGAAATTAACCGCGCCGGGCCAAGCGCATTTGAACTGGAATCACAACACGCGATAGATAGCGACAATCCGGCCGCGCTATTGACATCGGCGGTATTCGACCGGACGCGGGTTATGGAAGCGCCGCCGCTGGTCGAGGTTGTCATCGGGGTTGACCCATCGGGCGGCGCGGGGCAGGTCGGTATCGTCGGCGTGGGCAAGGCATTAATCGGTCGCACCCCACACGGCTATACCATTGGCGATTTCTCCACGCCGCCGGGCGCGTCGGCTGACGTGTGGGCGCGGGCAGTTCTCCGTGCCTATCACGTCCTGAAAGCCGACCGCATCGTCGTGGAGCGAAATTTCGGCGGCGACATGGTGCGCGAGACGATCCGCAACGCAACCTATCGCGCCGACGACGGCGACGCGATTGACGGCCGCACCGTCCATATCACCGAGGTCGTCGCCAGTCGGGGGAAGGCCGTTCGCGCCGCGCCGGTGTCTGTCCTGTATGAGCAGGGCCGGGCGCACCACGTCGGCCGCTGGCCGGAGTTACAACGGCAGTGGACGCGCTGGACGCCGGATGATAGCAACTCGCCCGACCGGCTTGATGCCGAGGTATGGGCGTATACCAATCTGTTTATAAACCGCGGCGCGGGGGCGATATGATTTATCCATTAGCAACTATGACCAATCCGGCGACCGAGGCGTTTGAGCAATGGCTGGCCCGGTCTGACCTTATTCAGCGGCGCAACGTCGAGCTATACCGCGACTTCTATAGCGGCGAACACGATATCGTCCTGACCGCCCGGCAGCGGGCGCGCCTGACCGTGACGACGGCGCAACTCCGGTCGCTGGCGAACATCTGCCCCTTGGTTGTCGATGTGGTCGCCGAGCGGCTATCGGTCAACGGGTTCGACGCGGCCGATTCACGCACCGTCGATGCGATTGCCGGATGGTGGGCCGACGGCGATCTCGACGCCCACCAGGACGACGTACACCTATCGGCCCTGCGCGACGGCGACGGCTATCTCATTGTGGAATGGGACGCCGAGGAACAGCGCCCGGCGTTCTACCAGGAGCCGGCCGATGACGGTTGGAACGGCGCGGGCATCGTCTACGCCAGTGACCGGCGCCAACCGCTCTATGGTTACAAACGGTGGCGCATCGAGGAAGGCGGCGACGTGGGGGCGCAGCGGCTCAACCTCTACTTCCCCGACCGGGTCGAGCGTTACATCACCGGCAACATGGGCGTATGGTCGCCGTTTAGCGAGCCGGGGGAACCGTGGCCCGCGCCGTGGGTGGATGCGGCCGGGCAGCCGCTGGGCGTGCCGGTGATTCACTTCCCCACCAACCCCAACGGCGACGATTACGGCACGTCGGAACTGGAGGCGGTGATACCGCTCCAGCGCGTGCTAACGTCGCTGTGGATTGACCTCTTGGCCGCGGCCGATGCAACCGGCTTTCAGTTGGCGACGTTGACCGGCGACATACCCTCAGAGGAAATGATTAACTCGCCGCGCTCTATCTGGTATTCGCCCAACGCATCGGCCGCGTTTGGTGTCATCCCGCCCGGCGATCTGTCGGTACTTATCGAGGCCATCCGACACACGACCATGACCATCGCCCAGGTTAGCCGCGTGCCGTTGACAATGTTTCAAGATTCCAAGGCGGTATCATCGGCCGAAACGATTGTCGCCTCAGAGCGCGGCCTAACGGCCAAGGTCAGTGACCGGGCCAAAAGTTACGGGCTGGCCTGGCGGGCAGCCATGCGGCAAGCGGTCAGGTTACACAACGCCTACTCGCGCGGCCCGGCCCTGTCCCTGGACAAAATTCGGCCGCGCTGGGCTTCAATCGAGCAGGTCGACCCGCTGGCAATCGAGGAACGGCGGGCCATGATTGCATCCACCCATATCACTAACGGCTTGAGCGTGACCGCGGCCTACGCCCGCGCGGGTTACAGCGGCGCGGCATTGGATGAGGTCACGCGGACGGATACCTATGGCGACGAGGGCTTGACGCAATGACGCCTAAACCACCGGAGAAAAAGCAACCGAAGGGCAAGGCGATTGACTGGACGGACGGCGACCTAGACCGGCTGTCAGAAATCCACATTGATGAGGACACGCCGCTTATGCTGTCCTTTGTCCGGCGCTATGGCACGCCGCGGCTGTATGCGCTCTTGACGGCCAAGCGCCCGCCGGAAGAAGAAGCGGCCGACAATGCCTAGCTATTTCTGGACCTCGTTTGAAACGGCCCGTGGCGAGCAGCATCGTTACCGCGACGCCGGCAGCGGCCGTTACATTTCGGCCCGGCAGGTGCGCGCCGAGTTAGATCGCTTTGTCGATTCCGCCGGCCGCAATGCCGCCCGCGATCTGACCGAGCAATTGCGCGCCGGCCGCATCGCCCTCCCTGAATGGCAGACGGCCATGGCCCGCGCCGTGAAGAACGTCAACTATGCCGCCGTCGCCGCCGCATCGGGCGGGGTCGAAAATATGACCGCGGTCGAGCGCGGCCGGGCCGGGGCCATCATCCGCGAGCAATACCAGTACCTGCGCGGATTCGCCGCCGACATCGAGAGCGGCAAGCAGCCATTGGACGGCCGGGCCATGCGTCGGGCAGAGATGTATATGCAGGCTTCTAGGGAATCCTATTACATTCAAAAACGCGCGGAAATATCCGAGAATAATCCAAGTGCTCAGTTAATGGTGCGCTCCATTCGCTTCGAAGGCGATAGTTGTAACGACTGTATAGAACTAGATCGAAAATGGCTGCCAATGGGAAGTTCGGAGTACATCCCCATTGGGCAGCGTCAATGCTTAACATCCTGCCGTTGCAGTGAATCTTACGGATTCATGGATGATGATGGGCAAATTGTCGAAACAGATCAGGCTTGACAGGATCGCTTGTTCGGGCCTCTCTTTCTGGCTGGTTCCGTGAGAGCATGTTCGATTGTCCACCCCTTATGTAGCCTGCCCTGAAGAGCGATTGAGGTTATACCGATCTCCCTTGCCCATTGCGCCACTGTTAGGGTGCGACCATTAAAGGTAAGTCGTCGATTGGTTGACTTATTGTTATTTTGTTCGTCCGCCGTAGCCCATCGGCAGTTGTCGGGGCTATACCCTTTGTCATTATCAATTCTGTCTAAAGAATGATTAACGCTTGGCTTTTTCCCCATATCAGAGAGAAACGCCTCAAAGGATTCACGCCACCGCTGGCACACCTTAATACCCCGGCCGCCATAACGATGATAGTCGTGTTTGTTGGAAACCTCACATCTACGGATCATGTGACGCCAAGCTTGGTATTCCGGCAGCTTGCTAAACCCGTGTATTGTATAACGCGGGCTTAGACACCCGCAGCTTTTAGATTGGCCGTTTGTCAAGTGGTTGCCGTGTACGACCCTTTCCGTACCGCAATCGCACCGGGCTAACCATAGGGAATGGCCGCGATTGTCTTTGCCGGTATAGCCGATGACTGTCCACCGAGTGAATCGTTGGCCGGTCAAGTCCTTTGTTCGTTTACCCGTAATAGGTATAATTTTCGTAGTCATTTTCGCACCTCCAATGCGATTGTGATGAGGGGATTGATGGGCGCTCTAACGCTTGTCAATCCCCGTTATTTTATCACTTACACCCCGTAGGTGCAATTTAACTCCCCCTAATTCCCCAATTGGATTTTCCCCGCGCCGCTTCTCTACAATTGCGGCATGGAAACAAACGCGCAGACCGAGCCGGTAGTAGGGAGTGATTCCCCTGTCGCTGACAACCCCACGACGGATAAGTCCGTTACCGACATTGACAAATTGCGGGCCGATTTGAACCGGGCCAACAAGTCCGACGCCGAGCGGCGCGTGGCGCTTAAGGCGGCACAGGATGAATTGACCGCGCTTAAGGCGGCGCAGGCCACGGCCGCACAAACGGCGCTGGCCGAGCAGGGCAAGTATCAGGAGCTTTACGAAGCGGAACAGAAGCGGGCGGCGGATTTAGAGAAACAGGCCGCCGCGCTGAATGACCGCATCCGCGCTCAGGAGTTGGCGGCGCTCAGGCAGCGAATCGCCAATGACAAGAGATTGCCCCTGGCCCTGGCCGACCGTTTGCAAGGCGAAACGGCCGAGGAGATCGCGGCCGACGCCGACAAGCTGTTAGAAGCCCTGCCGCGGCCGTCCGCCCCGTCGCTGAATGGCGGCGAGCGTGGCGCACCCGGCGGCGGTCTATCGACGGCCGAGGCGCAGCAGATTGCCAGCCGATTCAACATTAACCCGCGCTATCTGGAATAAGGAGTAGTAGATCATGGCTGTAGCACGTCAGACCGACGCGGCCAAAATCAAACCGGGGCGCAATGCGATTGTCGAGCAGGGCGTTGTCGGGGCGACCATTGCCGCCGGCGAAGCGGTTAGTATGCAGTCCGATGGGTTTTGGGATCCGGCCATTGCGACCGGCGTCGTCAAGACCCTCGGCATCGCTGTGCAAGGCGGCGCGGTGGGTGACACTATCGACATCGTGATGCACGGCCCTATCGAGTGCCTGACCGGCGGCACGCCGGGCGAAGTGCTCTACGTATCGGACACGGCGGGGGAACCGGCAGAAACGGCCGGAACCAAGTCCGCCGTGATAGGCTACGTTTTGACGGCGACGAAAGTCTATGTCAACACGCAGACGGTGGCGTTCGCCTAAAGGGGGCACATCATGGCTATCAAGGGTTATCGCGATTTGTCCTCTCTCGTCACGCTCGGCACGCAAGACGCGGCCGTCCTGGCGCAATATCAACTGGCCGACGGGGCGACGTATGAGCGCCTTGTCTCTGAATTAGAGGTAGGTATCCGCGGGCTAAACGGCGAACTATCCCGTCACCCGCTGTGGGCGTCGCTGGCCTCGTTCGGTGATTTGCCGACCGTAGAGTACGCCGTCGGCAGCGGCAGCTACGCCGACCGTTTCACTGATTACGGGCGACCCGAACCGGAGCACGCCGAAATGAGCGGTCACATGCTGCCCCTCCTACCGTGGACGGCCGCGCTGGGCTGGACGTGGTCGAAGCTCAAGGACATGTCCATTAGCGAAGGTCGCGCCGACATCCGCCTGGCGGTTGACCGGATGCGCAATCGCTATCGCAAGCAACTGTTTCAGCGGCTGCTAACGCGCGGCGACCAAAGCGGCAAGGTCAACGGCCTGGGCACGGCGGGCTATTCGCCCGGCTTTGCGACGGCCGCGGCCAACACTGACACGGACTTCGTTCCGCCCGACTTTGGCGGCACTTCTTTCACGTCGGCGCATGAGCATTACGTCGCCGCCGCCGGCGGTTGGACGACCGGGATTCTGGACGACATCGAGGCTGAGTTGATGGAGCACGGGCATATGCCGCCCTATCGGCTGCTCATCTCCGTTGCCGACGTTGCCGGCGTCACCGGCTTGACCGGCTTTGTGTTCCCGACCACGACCGTTATTCAGGCCGGATCGGGCACGTCGGTTGCCATCCCGGAAATCGACCCGACAGACGACGGCTTCCGTTTCATCGGCAGCTACGAGAACACCCGCGTTTATGCCGCGCCGGGTATGCCGCAATACTACGGCTTCGCCTATCGCAGCTATGGCACTAACAACCCGCGCAATCCTCTCCGGGTGCGCGTGGAAAAGGGCTACGAACTGCCGACGGCGCGGGCATTGCGCGACCCGAACGCGGGCGCGGGGATTGACCCGCTCCAAGACCTGATGCTCTACATGGAGTTCGGCGTAGGCGTGGCCGACCGTACCAACGGCACGACCCGCTATGTCAACAATGGTGCATGGGCCGACGGGACAGCCTTGTAAGGAGGCTCATCATGGCTAAACGCAAGTGGGCAGACCAGACGTTACGCGAGTTGCTGGAAGCCGACGCGACGTTGACGACGGAGCGCCTGAACGCTTTAGCCGGTAGCACGCCCAGCGCGGCCGAACTTAGTCTATTAGACGGGTTGGCCGCGCCGGGCAATGCCACGGCCTCGAAAGTGCTTCTACTGGACGCCAACAAAGCCGCCCTGGGCGTGCGCCATGCCGTCACCGTCGACGCTGATGGCATGAGCGGCATCACCGAGGCGTACAGCGGCGGCGTGTTCACGAATGAGGGCGCGACCGGCGCGGCCGTGTTCGCGCTTGGGCCGTCGGCCGTGGGCGTGAAATTGACGTTCATGGTGATGGCCGCCTTTGAGCTACGCATCGACCCATCGGGTACGGAAACTATCGCCCTGCCTTCCAGCGGGGCGCAAGGCGCGGCGGGGAAGTACCTGACGGCCGATGCCGTGGGCGAGTGGGTACGATTGCTATGCGTCAAGGCGGGCCAATGGCAGGTTATCGGCTACGCCGGTACCTGGGCACATGAGGGCTAAGATATGAGTGAGCCTATCTATCTCTACAACGCCGACGGCGAATCCCTGGCGGTCTACACGCACGCCCAGGCCGAGGTGCTGCTGGCCGCGGGCGAATGGTTCGCCTCGGTGGGCGATGCTAAGGCCGGGAAGGTGCGTAGCGAGCCGACGCCGACCATGAGCGAAAAGCTCGACGCACTGGAAGGCGGCGCGGGGCCTGTAGCGGATGACGTAACGGATTCCCCCGCGCCGGCCGGGCCGCGCAAGGTCAGCAAAGGCAAGGGCAAGCTATGAGCTATGGCAGCGCCGAGGGCGTGGCCGCGTTTGTGCCGCGCTTTGTCAATGCGTCGGGTCGTTTCGATAACGTGACGACGCCGACGCTGATACAGGTTGACGAATGGCGGGCGCAACTGTCGGCCGCTCTCGACGTTGCCATGAGCGGCGCGGGCTTGCCGTCACCGGCGAATACGGCCGCCGTCGTGGAGATGCTCGACGGCTTTGTAAACGGCAGTGTGGCCTGGCTGGTGGAAAGCGTCAACGGCCAGGGGCGTTATCAGGAGCGACCGGCCTCGACCCGCGAGATCATGCAAGTCATCATGGATTCGGTCGCGCCCTGGGTAACTTCCCACGCCCTGAGCATCGCCGCCGCGTCGGGCATCACAGAACAGGCGGGCGTCGGCGGCGGGGCCGGGTCGCGCTTGCCGGTCCGCATGGACGAATGGCCTAGCGCCGGAGAGTACAGCCGTGCTGAGATTTGAGCTAACCGTGCGCGGGCAAAGCGCCGTCGCCAACGAACTGCGGACGGCCGCGGCCAAAGCGCCCAAGGCGACGCAAGAGGCGACCTACCAATGGGCGCAACGGGTACGGGCGGCGCTGAAAGCCACGCCTTACCCCTCGAAACGGCCGGGGCAAAAGTACGTACGCACCGGGCGCCTGGCGAATTCCTGGGCGGTTGAACGGCGCGGCAAAGGCGTTGTCATCCTGAATCGGGCGGCCGGTCGCTCCGGGCCTTACTCTCGTTTCGTGGTCGGCGACGGCAAGGGCGCGGGTCAAGCGTGGATGCACCGGGGCCGCTGGTGGACAGGGCGCGGCGTCGTTGACGAATACCGGGAGGAACTGAGAGACGACATCATCTCCGAACTTGACCGGCTATTCCCGCGGGGCAGCCGATGACCGAGGCGACGCTACAGGCGCGGCTGGCCACGGCCTTAGCGCCGTTGGTGCATGATGGCAGCGTGCTCATTAACGACTACCACACGCCGCAAATCACATCGCGCGAGAAGTCGCCGTGGCTGATTATAGAGACGGCTGACGAGCTAGAGATGAGCACCGGCGAAAGCTGGTCCAATCCGAGCATCCACTACACGCTAGGCGTTACGTTACTAGCCTACCGGCGCGGTCTGAGCAATGAAGCGCACATGAACGCCTTCCAAGCCTTGCGGCAATCGGTGCTGTCGGCCCTGGCGGTGACGGCCGAGGTACGCGGCGCGTTGGCCCTGACCACGATAACGCCGTGGTTTCCCGATGAAAATACCCACGACCCCGACTCGCTTATGCAGCGCATCGGCGTTGAAATGACAGATTATGAGGTGTAGCTATGGCAGGTGATACCGGATACGGACAAGAGGCGACGGTCTTCTCGCAGTTGATTCCCAACGTTAAATCAATCACGACCGAGAATACGGGCGAGGTGATTGAAGAAAGCGTCGCCGACGGCAAGCTGACGGCCGTCGTCGGCACGGGCTGGGGGTGGCAGATTCAATTTATCGCGCCGACGACCGGCACGCACACGCTGGAAACGGCGATCAAGGCGGGCACGACCGGCGCGATTACCATCGAAAGCGGCAAGACCAAGTACACGTCGGCTAACGGCCGGTCGGGTGGGTTTACCAAGAACAGCGATTCGAAGGCGTTCATCGTCTACAACTTGCGGATCGTGATTGACGGCGATCCGACGCTGGCCGCCGTCGTATGATAGACCAACAGGAGGGACTTATGCCCAAGCATGACAAGGGGCCGGATGCGTTCGGCCGCGTATTTGAGTTAAAAGCCGACATGCGCCAGCGCGACGTGGCCGCGTGGAACCGGGTCTACGTATCCGGCCCGCGCGCCGCGACGGCCGACGAACGGCAAACGTCGCTAGCCGCGGCGATTGAGGCGGGTTGGATTATTCAACCCGCCACGCGCTGGGAGGATGTGACCGACGGCGACACCGGGCGCACGGCGCGCCGTCACTATTTTGACGGCGTAGAGATTGATGACCTGCTGGCCGCCGAGGTGTATTACTATGGCAACGAATGTGTTAAGCACTTTCAAGAAATGGTCACCATCCCAAAAACACCGTCCTCGCAGTAGCGGCGCATGTCGAGGACGGCGCGCCGCCGCCGCCGGAACTGGACTGGTGGCGTTTCCACGAATGGGGAGCGCCTTATGCTGGGGGATGGATGGACTACCCCGCCGCTGAATTCGCCCGCGCCCGCGCCGCCAAGAATGTCTACCTGGCCATGAGCGGCTTCAAACAGGCGTCCGATCTCGTGGCCTGGAGCGACGCCAACCCGGAGGCCTGGGCCGTCGTGTCGTATGTGTTGGAACTAAAAGACGAGGCGGCCCATGGCTGATGTGGAATACAGCGTCGAAGCGCGATTCGAGGGCGATACCGAACTACGCCGGGCGGGTGATTCATTCGAGCGCCTGGGGGATAGCGGCCGGCGGGCGTTGGGTGACATCGAGCAGAAAGCCCGCGGCGGGTTAGGCCTGCTCAATCTAGAGGCCGGTATTAGCGTGGTCGGGCAAGCCTTTGGCGCTCTCCAATCCGTCGCCGGGGCCGCCCTGGGGGCGCTGACCGAAGGCGCGGCATTAAGCGACGCCCGCGGCGACTTTGCCGATCTGACGGCCGAAATCAACACGACGGCCGACGCCATGGAAACGCGACTACGTGAGGCGACCGGCGGCCTCGTGGCCAACGCCCAACTCGTCGCCGACGCCTCGAATCTCATGGGGCTTAATCTGGGCCTGACCGAGGATGAGATCGTCGGCTTTGCCGGCGCGGCGGCCGAACTGGATTGGAACATGGAAGCCCTGGCCGACACGCTCAACACGGGCGCGACACGCGGCCTGAAGGAAATGGGGCTGAGTATCGCCGACGTGAAAGGGCGGATGGCCGAGCTAGAAGCGCAAGGCGTCGCCACGGATAAGGCGTTCCGTATGGCGATCCTGGAAGCGGCCGAGGAAAAGATAGGCCGCGTAGGTCGCAAGTCAGAGGAAGCCGCTGGGCAGATTCAGATAATGGAAACTGCCATTGTAAACGCGAGCGAGACATTTAAAGAAGCATTTGCCGGGGCGGTTGTTGAGCAACTAGAGGGGGCCGCGGGCGGCGCTTTGGAGTTAGGGCGGAATCTTGATTACGCTGCCGCGGGCGCGGCCAAACTCGTTGCTATCCCGGTTGGCGGTTTTCTGGATACGGTAAGCGCCCTGGGTCAAGTGTCTGTCATGGGCACGTTAGCCACTGAAATCATAGACCTGGGCGGCAATATAGACGACATCCGGCGCAAATGGCCGCAGGCATTTACACCCGGCCGCCAGACGCCGGAATCAGTTGCCGGGGCCATTGCCGGTTTGAGTGCTGAATTAGCCAATCTACAAACCGTCGCGGCGGCTACTAATCCAGAACTGAATGATATATTTTCTTCGTCTTTTGCCGCCGATGCGGACAAGGCAACCGATTCAATCATTCGCCACACCGACGCGCTGGCGGCGTTCAATCAGGCGTCGAATCAGGACGCGTATACCGTGCCCGTCTCGCCGACGCTGGATCAGGCGTACTACTCCTATCTGGCGGCGGGGGCGCGCGACTTCAATCAAGCGATTATCGACCAGATGACCTACGCTCGCGGCGCGGCGACGGCCTGGGAAGAATACACCGACGCCATTTCCTCGCGCGGCGGCGACCTGTTTGCCGACTTTATTGAGGAGGCGGGCCGGGCCAGTGAGGCGGGCAAACAATGGGCGTTTGACCTGAATCAAGCCATCTTCGACGCGGCTAACAATGAAGGGGCCGGGGCCGACTTCCTGGGCGGCTTTGCCGAGAATATCGGCGCGGCGGCCGAGGACATCGCCGCCGCCATGCAAGCGGCGCAACAGCAATCGCTCGTTACCGATTTAGCCGCCGGGGTGCGCGAGGCCGGGATCTCCTGGTCGGAATTCCCTGGCATTGTCGAGCAGGCAATGGCTGAATTGGAAGGTACGACCGCTCGCCCCCCGATCATCAGGCCCGAACTAGATGAAATTGGTTTCCGCAGGGAAATGGAGAACTCTTTACCGGACACCAATGAGCCGGTCGTCGTGCCAATGGAAATTCAGATACAGGAAGACCTCATCAACACGGCCGTCGAGAACGCGCGGGGCATTGTCCAGGGGTTTACTAACCCGGCCGAGGTGTACCAGGCCGTGATGGAAATGGACATCAGCGCCATCGAGACGGGGTCAGCCACGGCGACCCAACTCATTCGAGGCGTGCCAACATCCAAAACAATCACGATTAACTGGAAAGAAACTGGCGGGGATATTGTAGAAGCCTTGCGAGCGTTGGGAGTTATACCATGACATACCACGTGACGCTAACCTCACTGACTGACGGCTCGACCACGTTTGACGCCACGGCCGCGGGTGTGCACGTCAAGGACGGCCCGGCGCAGGGGCCGGACGTGAAAACACATCTGGAAATCAACGACGCCGGGGCCATCATCGATTTAGACGGCACCGGGCCGGCGACGCTGGCGCCGCCTCTTATGACCTTTAACTTGATATTTTCGGCCGCCTATCCGAGCGCCCACGCGCAATTTAACAATTTGGAGGCGCTGAAGGGTAAGCACGTCACCTTTACCGGCCGCACGCCCACGGCCGTTGCCTATCTAACCCAGGTCGCCCCGGCGCGGGTGATGGACGTGCGCGGCAACTGGCGACCGCCGTTTAAAGCGGGAACTCAGAGCCTGATCGCCGTGGCCGTTGACATTCAGCTAAAGGAGCTATTCTAATGGCCGTACGGGGCTGGGGCGGGACGTGGGCGTCTTTCTACGAGCTAGACAATATCGTGTCCGGTATGCCGGTCTCTTACGGCGGCGTCAATCAATTCAACTCCATTGTTGACAACTCGGCCGAATGGCGGCGTGTCCTGTCGGGTATCGGTTCCGGCCGGGTGACGCTCTACGCCGTCAACAACTGGGAGCAGTTCGTCGTGCCCGGCCGCGTGTGCATCGTTCACAAGAACGTCAGCGGCTATGCGGCCATCGTCTCCCGGCTCATCACCTGCTTTCTCATCGAAAACGTGGAGCCGGGTGTGAGGGGCGGGCTGAATGTCGTCACCCTGTCCGGGCCGGGCGTGGAATCGCTCTTGACCAAGCGGCCGGTATTTGGACCTGTCGGGCAAGAGACGATCTATTCAACCACACTGGCCGCCGCGGCCGACGCGCCGCGCACGTCGTCGCTGAATGACCCGGCCGCGGAAGGGTCGGATGTCGCCGTCATCGTTGACGACACGGGTATCGACAAAGATGATGAGATTCGCATCCGCCTGGGCGCGGCCAATGACGGCGATTGGCACGTGGCCTATGTCACCCAGGTCAACCCGCCCGACACGGCCGCGGGCACGATTCAATTCAGTCCGGCGCAGCCCGCCGCCGCGGCCGAGGGTAACAGCGTTGAGATACGCACCGCCGGGCTAAGTCTGGCCTCGGTCGCCAATCTGGCCGTGGGCCATCGGGTAGAAATCACGCTCGATAATGCGACCGTCTTTGAGACGACCATCCGCCGGATTGACAGCCCGCTCAGCGCCATCTTTATCCAGGAAGGTCTCACGTCGATCGCCTCCAGCGGCAAGGCGGTCGCGGCCTATGACTACAGCGGGCTGGCGACCGATGACGTGACGCAAATCATGCAGCACGCGCCGGGCTGGACGATGACGTTTGAAACCGGCAACGGCACGGCCGCCGGCACGGCCCACGATCCGGTAGATGAAAGCGTCTTCGACCTGTTGCACACGACGGCTGAGCGCACGGGGGAAATGTTCCGTTACCGCGTCCTGGCCGCCGGGCTGCCGACCTACCGGCTGGACTGGCGGCGGACGCCCGACGATAGCGGCGTGTACTTCATCATGTACGCACCCGATGAGCATGACCGTCAGCTGGCGGATGAGGACGACATTGGCAAGGCGTCTATCAAGTCGCTAAAATCCCGCCGCTCGCGCCGGCTCATCACCCGCGTCTACCCTAAGCCCGGCGACGGCGTGATTAGCCTGCGCTATTGCACGCCCCAGGCCGTGACCAACGCTATTGTTGACGGCTTCGGGATTTACGTGAGTGACGACTTCTATGAACCGGACTACGTAGAACTGACCGCCGACGTGGCTGAGTATGGCGTCCATGCCATCACCGAAAACTACAGCGATATATCGGTCGTCGTTGGCAATCCGCACGGCCTGACCGCCGCCGCCGACCAGTTGCTCGCGTCGGCTATCCAGACGCTCTACCAGGCGGCCAGTCAATTCGAATTCACGATTGAGGCGTATTCGCCCAGCCTCATCCACCCCGGCCAATTCGTCCATATCGAAAATGAGACGGGCACCGAGCCGGCCTCGGACGCGGTCAATACCTTTACCGTATTGGAAACGACCGAGAAGCTGGTAGACGGCCGGCCGCACACGACGCTGATTGTTGCCAACCATACCAACTACCGACGCACGCCGGCCGCGGCCGTGGCGACGCTGATCAGGTCCTTGCGCCAGACCCAGCGGCGGATTAGCGCCCGCGCCGCCGGAGAGGGCACGACCACGATTGTTACCGGCGGCGGCGGCGGCGGCACGGAGACGACTGACCACGGGCTGCTTACTGGGCTGACCGATGACGATCATCCTCAGTACCTACTCGCCAGCGGGGCGCGGGCGCTGGCGGGCAATCTAGCGGTCAATGCGGGGATAACGGTAGACGGGGTGGACATTAGTGCTCACGCGGCCAATGCCAACGCGCACCACGCAGCGGTGACGGTACAGGATGCCTCACTAAGCCTAACCGTACAGGCGCTGCGGGTGGCCGACGCCTTTGCCGGCGCGGGGCTGTCTCTGACCGGTGGCATCGCCACGGTCAACACGGCCACGGCCAGCGGGACGACCCTCAGCGGCGATACAGTGGCCGTCGTGCCGTCATCGACCGGTGGCGTGCAACTGACGGCCGCGGGCGTGGCGCTCAAGACGCCGGCCAACAGCGGGCTACAGGTGGACGCCAGCGGCGCGGCCCTGTCACCATCTACCCTGTCGGCGACGACAACCAACGCCCTCAGCGGCGCGGGCCATACCCATGCCGTCACTGCCACGGATAACGCCAAGACGACGACGGGCACGCTGCTAAAAGGCAGTCCGGCCGGCGACCTGACGGCGCGCTGGCTGACGGCCGATAAACTGATAACGCCACTGGTGGAGACGGCGGCGGGCACATTGACGCTCAATCCGGCGGCGGGCAAGACCATCAATAACGGCAATCTGGAATTCACCGGCGCGCGCTCTATCACGACCGACACCGGCAGCCTGACGCTGGCCCCGGCGCAAACGCTGGTACTTGACCCGGCCGATGACGTGGTGCGCGTCAATCCGACGACGACGCTGCGCTCGTCTCACGCGGCCGTCGGCGTGTTCCCTCAGACCGGCTGGCAGATCGACTATGACGGCCACGGCTATTTTACAAGCCTGCTGGCCGACGAATTGCACGTGCAATCGTTCATTGCCGACATCATGCGCGTGAAAGTCGGCGGCGAGTATATCCCGGAATCGATGGCTCTTATCCGGCGCGACATGACCATCCCGGCCGTCGGCGCGACGGCCACGCTGTACGTAGAGGATATTCCCGGCTGGGGCAATATCGCCGCCTTTGCCGAGAATGATTGGGTGTTGCTGCGGATTGTCAGCCGGGCCGGCGGCGGGCTGATTGTCGCTTCGGCCTGGGGGCAAGTGACGGGCTATAACGACCTGCCGGATGGCGAGCAAAGCTGGACATTCACAACCCGCGTCGCCACGACGGCGGTTGGGCAACGGGCCATGACCGGCGACATCGCGCTGGATTATGGCAAGGTCGGCAGTTCGTGGTGGTATGTGACGGTGCTTGACCCCGGCGGCCCTCACGCCGGGTTCGCCTCGTGGTATGGTTCCTATCCCGGCGACAACCCGGAGTACTGGCTGCGGATGGGTCAGCTCAAAGGCGTGTCGGGCACGTTCGAGCGCGGCTTCCAGACGGGCAAATCCACGTCATCCTTTACGCGCTTCTCCGAACTACGCAATGAGATTCACGGCTCGCGGCTGAGTTTGTACGCGGGCGACGGCGGTAGGATGCAAGTGTCGGCGGTGGAGGTTGTTTTTTATCGCACCGGGTCGCAGTCATCGACGCTGGTTCCCGACGGCGATGGGACGGCGGTCAACGTGGAAACGACGGCCGGCAATTATTGGAGCGCGGTTGACGAGGGAACCGGCGCGCCCAACCACGGCGACTATATCACCAACCGAGCCAACCTCTCGGGCAGCGTGTTTTTGAGCCTGACGAACCCGGCGTCATTCAGCAGCATCTTTCGAGTGGATATAAAGGCGGCGTTAAAAACAACGGGTCTGGCAAACGATACGGTGCATATCTTTGGTCAGGTATTTGCCGGTGACGAGGCCACGCCACTAACGGGCGAGGTGCTACTTGTCACGCGCACGACGAACACGACGGCGACGGTGACGGTGGTGACGCCGCACGTGGGGTATGGGACGGGTGGGGCGGTGGTGGCGGACTGGAACGGGGCGCGGCTGCGGCTGCGCTGGGAGTATGACATCAACGCCAATGAAGAGGCGATTCGACTTGACCCGGCGGTTCCGTCATTGGCCGTCGGTAATCCCTTGCCGACGGGCCTGACAACCGGCGGGCCGGGCTTGTGGGCGGGGTTGGAATCGGGCGCATATCAGGCGCGAATTGGCGACGCGTTAGGCGCGCGCCTAACGTATGACGGCAATGCGCTCAAGCTGGTCAGCGGCTCCACCGGCGCGGCGATTGACCTGAATCCGACGATGCAATCTATCGCCCTCGGCAATCCGTTACCGACGGGCACACAGGCCGGCGGCGCGGGGTTCTGGGTCGGGTTGCTGAGTGGCAGCAATTATGGTCTACGGATTGGCGGAGCGTATCAGGTCGGGCCGCAACTCTTGTATGACGGCACGGTGAACTCGCTGGCGCTGCGGCGCACCGATGGGACAGAGATTATTAAGTTCGCGGGTGATGGAAGTAGTTCATTCGCCGGACCAATGACCATTGGGGCGGCGGGGGGGATATGGCAAGGGACGGGCACATTTGCCAGTCCGACGACGGGGTTAAAAATCTGGAATAGCGGCGGCAAGGGAGTGCTGGCTACCTATGGCGGCGGCGTGAAACAGGTGTCCATCGACACGGATGGTAAATTAGTTATCGGAGAATACGGCATTACGCTGGACAAGGACGGTATGACGGTTTTTCCTAACGGCGACTGGACGCCGGGCGATGCCGGTATACGATTTTTAACCCCGGGCGGGGGCCAGTTCGCCAAACTCTATAACTATTCTGGAACCGGATTTATGAGCGTCGTTCTTCATACCGAGGTTGCCGGACACACGGCGGGCTGGGCAGCCGGTACACACGCAACGGGCGCACAGACTAACGTTACGCTCTACGCCGATGATACCGTTTTCAAACTGTCATCTGATTATTCATATGCGCTCCTGTCAAATGCCGACCTTCTCGTTCGCGAGAGAGGCATTGCCGTCGGCTACCCAACAACCTCCGATCTTAATCGCGGTCAGATAGCCAGTGACTTGAATGGCGAGCATAACTATAACGCGCTAGTACTGAAGGATACGGGAGTTGTGGCGCACGGTATGACTTCGCTCGTGGGGACGGAAAACTACGGCACGCTTGGCAAAGCTTACAACGCCGTGGGCGGTCTGAAGGTCGGCGGCTACAGCGATGACATCGTTGGTATTTCCCTCCAGGCGGCGGGGGTCAACACCAACAACGTCACATCAACGGCGGCTATTGGCGCGGTGACAGTCAACGTCCTGAAGCGGAGCGGCGCGGGTCCTGCCACGACGTCGCTCGCCACGAATGACAATGCGTTTGTCATTCAAAACTCGGCGGTGGCTAAATTCATCGTCAAAGCCAACGGCGATTTTTACTACGACGGAACCGGCGCGGCTTATGACGACCGAGACGATGTGGAGCTGCTCAGAACGCTATCGCGCGAGACGTGGGACGGCACGATTGAATCCACCTGGGACAAGTTCATTACTTACAACCGGCAGCACCTGATTGACGCCGGCATACTGAGCGCCGGCAATTTTATCAACGGCGCGGCATTGAACCGGTTACTGGTCGGCGCTATCGGCCAACTGGCCGGCCGCGTGAAACAAATGGAGGCACAACTTGGATACGGAACGGATTAAGGAATTACTCGCGGCCGTGACCGCCGAACGCGACGAATTCATGGCTCAGGCCAATCAGCGGCTTGCCTGGCTAAACGGCCGGATTGAGACGCTGGCCGAACTACTCACACAAAACCGGCGGCCGGCCGAGTCGGATGAGATAGCAGAGGATTAAACCGTGGCGATTGCGTTCAATGCCATCACGTCGGCAGACTCATCGGTCAGCGCGACAACGCTATCGGTGAATCATACCGCCGCCGGGTCAAACCGGCTGGCCGTGGTCATCGTGCATTTGCTGCGCTCGACAGAAGCGGGAATTGCCATCACGTCGGCCACGTACGCCGGGTAGCACTTGTTGCCATGACCACATCGATCACGACGGCCAACCATCAGGTGACGCGCTCGACGGCGAACGCTTCCAGCTACACGCTGGGATCATACGCCGTCGGCAGCGGCAGCAATCGGGTGCTGGAAGTCACCGTATCGCTGCTGCGGTCGAATGAGAATGGTATCACGGTGGACGGGGTGACGTTCGGCGGCGTGGCGTTGACGGAGGGCGACCGCTCGACGGGCATTTCGACCAGCCGAAGCAACTATGTCGGCGTGTGGTATTTGGTCAATCCGAGCGTCTCGACGGCCAACATCGTCGTCACGCCGTCGGCGACTATGGCCGGATGTATTATTTCGGCCGTGACGCTGTACGGAGTGCATCAGACGATTCCGACCGGGGACTCATACCGGGTAAAAGACGCCACCTTTGGGGAATTCGATATCAATTGTGGGCTGGCCCAGACCGGCGGGTTGTGCGTGCTGGCGGTGTCGGCGAACGCCAATAACAACCCGACGTGGACGTGGAGCGGCGGCGGCAGCGAGCTATACGACGCCAACAATGGATCGGGCGATTCCAATGAGATCGCCGGCAGCGCCATTTTGCGAGATAGCGACGTAGGGGGGGCGACGTGTACCTGTAGTATCTCCACAGCCATGATGGTGGGCGTCGGCGTCGAATTCCTGCCGGTTGGATTATCGATCTACCAGCAGACGATCTCGATTAGCGCGTCGAGCGACGACGCGGGCCAGAATAGCGGCGGGTCGATGTTCCTGACATCGACCTCCGGCAACGTAAATAATACCGGTGACACCTATTTCGGTTTGCGATTTTTGGGTTTGAATCTGCCGGCCGGGGCCTTTCCATTAGCAGCTTTCGTGCGGTTGTCGGTGGCTTCGACCACTTACGACACGCCGATCCTGACGCTGAATACAGAGCAGAATGATGAGCCGGCGACGTTCGCGGGGACGGCCAACAATATTAGTAGCCGGTCGCTGACGGGCGAATCTACGACGTGGGACGAAGTGAATATCGGGGCGGGCTATCGGCGGTCGCCGAATTTTCGCCGGTCGTTGGACGTCACGGTGGGACTGGGCGGCTGGGCGGCGGGGGACGACGTTGTGGTCGTGCTGACGAATGCCGCCGGGCCTAGCAGCGCCTTCCGATTCAATACGTACGACTACAGCAGTGGGTCGGAAGCGCCGCAGTTGATTGTGACGTGGATGGTCACGACGACAGTCATTTCAGCCTCGGCCGCCGATACGCTCGATTTGACTGAAACCCCCTCGCGACGAGCTGTCTACCGTAAAACAGCCGCCGACACGTTCGGCGCGGTCGAAACCCGGCAGCGGCGCGGTATCTATCGCAAGACGGCGGCCGACGCACTCAGGGCGACTGAAACCCACGTCCGCCGCGGCGTCTATCGCAAATCCGCAGCCGATTTGCTTCATGCAACTGAAACCCGGACGCGCCGGGTTATCTATCGCAAAACGATTGCCGACTTACTCGACGCGACCGGCAGCACCACACCGCGCCGGGTGCTACGCGCCACGGCGTTTGAAACACTGGATATGGTGTCGTCATTGGGGCGGCGTGCCGATTACGACGGCCTGGGCATCGACCTGCTGAAACTGCTGGAAGCGGCGATGGGCGGCGGCCGACTGCCGGCCGTCGTCACAGATTCGCTAGAGGTCAGCGAGGCGACCGGGCCGGGCTACGTCGTGCGCCGCGTCGCGGCCGATACGTGGCAACTCCTGCCGGCCGCCGGTCGTCGTGCCTCGTTCGCCGCTGCTATTGGCGACGAACTTGGATTTACAGATACGGCCCTCTAT